TAGCTGTTGAAGTTACTGTTGTACCATTAATAGATAAGGCATCTGTCTCTAAAGTACCGTCAATATCTGCATTACCTGATATATCTAATGATCCTGCATCTAACTCTCCAGTTAATGTTATGTTTCTAAATGATCCAATATCTTTATTAGAATCTACAACAACTGCTTTAGATGCTGCTACAGTTCCTGCAGTTACACCATCAATAGTTTCTAATTCTGCTTCATTAATATTTGCAGAACCAATAACAAAGCTAGTACCAGTAATTGCTGTACCTGTTATGGCACCTGCACTAGATCCACCAATAGTTACACCATCAAGTGTACCTCCATTAATATCTGCAGTATCTGCAACTAGAGCATCAGTTGTTACTGTACCATCAAAGAATGCATCTTTAAATTCTACAGAACTTGTACCTAAATCAATATCGTTATCTGTTGATGGAACAATTGCACCATTAGTAAATGTTACTTGATTAGCACCACCAGCTGCTACTGTAATAACATCAGAGCCACTAAATGTAATACTTGTGTCTGTATCTGCGTCTCCACTAATTGAATCTAATTGTATATTACCAGCATTGGTAAAGTTAGAATCACTTAGATCAAATGTTCCTGTAACGTCTAGATTACCGCCAACTGATAGATTGCCTGATACATCTACTGCACCATTAATATCTACTGTAGTAGCTGCTATCTGTATTTCTGTATCTGCCACTAGGTCTAGCTGACCATCTGCAGATGAGTGAATATATATTGCTGTGTCTCTAAATTGTACTTTCTCTGTGCTAGCTATTAACAGATCATCAGAAAACTCAAAGTAATCTTCATCTTCTTTCCATGTTAATACACCATCATTACTATTTGCATTAAATGTAATTGCTATGTCTGTATCTGCATTAGTACCAAATGTTAGTGTATTACTAAATAATTTAGATATAGGCCCACCATCTCCAGCAGTACTGCCATCGTGTGTGTGACCTGTTGATACATTAAACGCTGCTAGTATCGCATTAAACTCATCATTAGTATGAGCTGCGGTAATAGTATCGCCATCACTGTATGAGCTTTGTCTAGCTGAATATACTGCCATTATCTTCTTCCTCCTGGGACAAATTCTAATTCAAAACCTTTTAAACTTATTGGGGGGTTTGTGCTATCGTCTGTAACTTTTAAAGCAACTGTAAACCCTGAACCCACAACGTGTTGCCTTACTAGTGGTATGCCTGACTGTCCATAAACAGATGTATTATAAACTCCAGTTCCATATAATGCAGGTACGTTACCTGTTGTTATTGGTACTGCTGCAGGTTGTGGTGTAGTGCTTGCATCAAAATCGTATCTAACTTGTAAGTTAGCATCCACTGCACCTTCATTAGTATAGTTAACAATAACTCTTTGCATATTTTTTCTTATGCCTGGATCTCCCATTGTTAAATCAGGAGATCTGTATCTTCCTGGTATAGCTGCTGTTGTAGCAGACCTAGTAAATTCATTTCCAGATTCTTGTTGGTATACATAACCATCATATCCACCACTAACAACAGTTTCTGTATTACTTATAAAATCCGAATCAGTGGATGATACTTTTAATCCATTTATATCTGCATACTCATAGCCAAGCTGCCCTGTATTTGGATTAGTTTTAATTACTCCTATAATACCTTTTGATCCTGATTCTGCACCAGTTGTTACTGGATAAAATAATCTATATTGTGATTTATTTCTAATAACTAAGGATGAAATGTTATCTAAAGTTATATCATCAATACGCTGTTGTATTTGTTTAGATATAGTTCCTAACTCTACGTCACCAATTCTTTCTGTACCAGCAATAGTTCTTAAACCGTCTGGTGCTAAATATATAATATCACCACCAAGCTCTTGTATAGATCCACCATCAACACATCCTATTTTTCTTGTTACAGGTGCTATAGCAAAATCACTTTCTGTATTTCCTGTTAATTTAAATATTTTATCTTGTCCAAATATAAATAGTGCATCTCTAAATACTTTTAATCCTTTTATATCTGTGTCTACTTTAATAACACCACCACCATTACCATTAGTAAAATCATTAGTTTGAAAAGGACCCATAAAAGTAATCTGCTGCTCTGCACTTGGGTTACCTGCAAAAAATAAATGATTCTTAAATATTTCTACATGCTTAAAATTTGCTGTCCCTGTAGCATTTATAACTGAAGCAGAAAATGCAGAAGTTAAAAGTTGTGGGCTAGAAGTTCCTGTAGTAATAACTATTCTATCAGTACCATCAAAATTAAATTTTCTAAACTCATAGTTTGTAGTAGGTGTTCCTAAACCTGTTATAGTAGAAGTCCAACTTCCTGATCCAGTAGCTGCTCTATGTATACTACCACCTCTACCTGCTAATACTACACTACCAAATATAGCTGACATTACAACTCTTTCAGTTGATGCAGATACTTGCGGCACAATATTAGAGTTCCATTTAGTTGTTCCTAATATTTTTTTATAGCCACCTTTAACATCTGGCTCAAAATTTTGTAATACTTTTGTTTCTCCAGGTTGATATGAAAATGAATCTTTATTTAAAACAAGTCCACCGCCACAGCCAAATATAAAGGGAGATATCTGTGAAGTATCAGCCACTAATTGCACCCCTTCTATGATATCCTAAATTAACTCTAGTATCTAGCATTTCAGTAGGCGCATTAATTAATTCTATTCTCATTCTTTTAATACCAGATAAAAAATCTTGGTTTGCAAATTGAGTAAACTGTGGATCTGATCTTAAAGAATAAATATAATATTTTGCTCTTGATACAACTACATCATGAAATCTTGCAGGTATATCTGGTTCATCTGTAGCACCAGATAGGTCAGAATGAGTTTTCCAATACTCATAATTTATTGTATACTTATCAGAATCAGGTATTGGATATAAGCCAAATTTATCATCTTGAGTTCTAAATACAAAATCAGGTGTGTTATAATGATTACTATTATTAGTTTGTGCTGTAGACAAAAATCTTCTTCTATAATCATCATATGTTATATACACTAATTTTTTAGGTCTTATATCTTCTGATACTTTTACATAATCAACATCTAAATTATTTGAATCGTCATTATCTAAAGTGATATGAGATGTAGATGCTGTAGCTGTAAATGTAGTATCTAATATTTTACCATCTCCAAAATCTGTTACAGTTACTGTAGTGTTTAAATTTTGTGTTCCAGCAGCTGATGTTCCTACTTGTACTTTTAAACTAGAACCACTAGATGATGTATCCATTACTCTAACTTGTACTCTATAAGATTTATTTTTTACTGTAGATAAGCTAGCAGAAGCTGCTGCTGCATTTAATCTTAATCTACCATTACCTCCAGAATTATATGCTGGTGATCCCGATACTGTTGACCAGTTAGTTATATTACTATCAAATGTAGAATTAGTAACTAATTCTGTTGGCACTAAATAAAAAGACTCAAAATCAACTGATCTGTAATCAGTAGGTAAATCGTATTCTTTTTGTCCAGCAAATGTTACTTGAGTTTTATCACTATGTAACCAAGGCCATTCTAGCTCTGATGAATATACATCTCGCAATGCTTTATTAACTACATCTTTAGTAGTAGTTTGAATGCCTGTACTATTAGTAAATGTCGATGAAGTAAGTTGCACTTCATTAAGTTCTGCTAATACTGCATTTGTGAGTTGTAGGTAATTCATACTAATCCTTTAATAGTTCTAATATCTTATCTAATTTTTTATCTTGCTCTAATACTTTTTTTTCTAATTCTCTTAAAGACTCTAAACTTGCTGCTTGTCCGCCAAGGTTTCTTCTTGTTTGTCCTGTTGATGCGTTTGTTTTTTTTCTTAAATCAATAATTCCCATATATTTTTCCATTTAAAAGAAGGGGGCAAATGCCCCCCTCTAGTTAGTTATTACACTGCTGTGTCGTGTTGTGTAGATGTATTTCTATCATCTTCATCAACACCAGATACGTCACAAAGTAAAGCAAAAACACGGATCTTACCCGCACTTGAAGCTGCACTTAATACTAATACGTCAAGAGTATCTGCACTTGCAACTATAGTTCTAGCTGTAGCTGTCGGTGCAGAGAAACCTGTAGCGTTAGTATCTCCGTCAACATATC